TTGCGACCCAAGCATAAGATTTTATTTTAAACATTTGCACCTCCATGTATGGGGCGGGGCTGTTAAGCCGCCGCCGTTGTTCTTGCCCAATAACGGTCTGCCGCATCACGTTCAAATGAAGCCACATCACAACCAATTTCGTCAGAATGCATAACTACCATCCACATATGCGCGTCATACTTTGATGTAACGCCATGCGCTTCCAATTCTTTGGTTGCCTTTGCATGATAGTATTTGATCACTTGAATTAGATTTTTTTGCTTTTTAGTTAATTTAGCCATTTTTTTGCACCTCCATGCTTTGTTTGTACTCTGAATATATGCGCGCTATGCATTAAAGTAAACCCCCTCAACGCATAAAAATGCATATAATCCGAAAAAAACCTGACGGTTTGGTGCTATGGTTGGTGCTACGCGGTAGGCTTTAAACACAAAAAAACCCCACCGCCGAAGCGATGGGGGTTCCTGGTAAATATATGTTTTAATTAGTTTTTTTGGTTGCGGGGGCAGGATTTGAACCTGCGACCTTCAGGTTATGAGCCTTGCCAAAACCCGCGCTTTTTCTGCGTTGCGGCAGTTTGGTGCTACTAAGGTGCTATGAAAAACCTAAACAAAAAACATGGTGCTCTTTTGGTGCTATTTAGTGCAACGGCGCGATTATTTTGCGACTCCTTTAAATTTTTCAAAACTACGCATGCCGCCCAAACCCAACATGCCAAGCAAAATGGTCATCAAGCTATCCATATCAAAAGCCGGGTATTGCACCGGCGGGATGCCCATGTGAGCAGTCACAACGTCAGCCGTTGGGAAGATCAAAAAGTGCGCCAGTAAAGCAACGCCGCAAGTCCATCCAATAAACGGGCGCCAGCCGGCAACAAAAATATTGCGGCTTTGGGCTTCGGCTTTATTTATTTCTAACTGCCCGCGCGCTAATTCGTGCGCGTGTTTTTCAGCCATCGTTGATATTTCGTGAGCCAACTTTTGCTTGGTATCAGCATCCGGCACAAACTTATCTAAAATGCCACTAACAGCGGGTATCAACGCACCAATCATTTTAATGTTTCTCCGTGTTTAGCCAGACCGCCAAACTGCCGGTCATCGCACCCGTAACGACTGATATGAGGCTGGCCTGTTGGGTTGATAAATCTGGCATTTGCAATGCCCACTCTATGCAACGGATATAGACCAGCGTCATAACAAGCATCATAAAACGCGGAAGAATGCGCCAAGCTAAAAACCGTTCCGCGCTCATACCCATTCGCCTTTTCGCATCATTTGGCTAAGATGGTTGGCTCGGTTTGGGGTTTGTTGCGCCCATAACGAATTTAGCATTTCGTTGCTGGCGGTGTGGTAATCACCAACCAATAACGCCGCTTGGAAATTTTGGAACTTATCAAAATTTGGCCGGCCTAATTGGAACAGCATGCTAATAATTACCGCTTGCCGGGCTTCATCAAGTTTAGGGTAAAACGGGTAAAGCATGGCTTCATCTTCGCAACGCTGTAAATCGTTGGCCAAAAGCAAGTTAATTTCATCCTCGCTTAAACCGCCGCCTTTACGTTCATCAATTAACCGGCCAACGCCAATCGTCCAATAACCGTGCGTGTCCTGATAGGCGTGCGAAACAACGCCTTCATGTTCTTTTACAAGATCAAGAAGCTTGCTCATCATCAAATTCCTTTTGCATAAGTTTGCTAGCTGTCACACCCAAATTATAAAGTGCGGTCGCCATCGCACTATCGGATGCTTTAAACCCTCTGCCGGTTAAAAATGTTTCTACCGGTTCCCCCGTTTTGGGGTGATAACTTACCGAAACGATCATGCCCTCGCCTATTTCTTGATTAATGCACGGGCGGCGGTTCGGTAAATCTTGCATCTAAAATCTCCATTGTTTTTGTGAGGGTTTCGGTTTCAATATTTTTATCGTCAAAAAAAGCGCCGTTGCGGGTAATGGTCTTTTGCCCAATGTTTTCTATTGGCATAAAAAAAACGCGCCTATGCGGCACGCTAACCATCGCGGCAAAATCATAATCTTTTATTGAGGGGAGCCGTTTATCGCCGCCAATGCCAAAATGCCATTGAAGCTTATCCGGCCTATCGGAATGAAATGAGCTTGCTTTGACTTGGCAACGCCACATGCGTTGGCCGCGCGAAACTATAATGTCAAATCCGGCTTGCGGCGCAATAACGGTTTGCCACTGATACATTTCAAGAACGGCGGCGGCGATGTACTCGCCAATCCGGCCAACGGTAATTGCACTCATATCTAGCGGGGCATAAACCCAATTAGCATGGCAAGCTTTGCGCCTAATGCGCCAACCAAACCGGCAAAGCCCGCTACCAACATCAATGTTTTCCAACCGCCTTTTGCTTGTAACGCTAGTTCATGCAGTTCTTTTAAAGTGGCTCTGGTTTCAGCCATTTCGCGTTCTAAAGTCCGCAACCGGCTTGTTAGTTCACCCAACTCACGTTCAACGCTCATGACGCCCCCACAATGCTTGCAAAAACAAAAACAAACAGCCCAACGGCTACTCCGACAATACCGGCGACAAGTAACGCCGCCTTAATTGTTTCTTCCATCTGATGTTGCCTTCTACGCGCTTCGATTTGCGCTTTTTTGATCGCCTCTTTTTGCTCACGCAATGCTTGATTATGATGGTCAATTATTTCTTGCCAAGTTGATGGTTGCCCGGCGGGCTTTGGCCAACGCATGTTTATAAGCGATGCAATTTCTTGCATTTGCTCGGCCAGCCGTTTTGACTCTAATACGGCATCGATGCTGGTTTTAAATTTTACATCGCCAACACCGGCTTGCCGGTTGCGCTCATCGTTTAATTTTTTTTGCGCGCTAAAAAGTGTTGAAATTTGGTCGGATAAATCGGCAACCGATTGCACATCATTTATCCGCGCCTTTATGAAGCCAATGGCATTCGATGCCGCCGTTACGGCGGCGATTGCTGTTGTGATTGGCTCCATTGGTCATTATTCCGATGGGGCCGGGTATTGTGCTTTAATTTCAGCAACGTGTGCTTGCCAAGCTTCCAAGCCATTTTCGGTAATGTATTCTATTTGGCTATAAACATCACCATAAGCCGCCATGCGGTTTTGCAAATAATCAGGAATCACAGGCGCATCAGCCTCATCAACAATAGGCCCCTCATCTGGCATTTTTACCGCATTTCGGGTTTGCCCAACCGCCACATGTGATGGCGCCACACCTACTTTCGGCGCATAAGCAAAAGCAAGATCATCAACTTCCTCTGGCAACATGCTTTGCGCCAAAGTTGCGTTGGCATAACTGCCATCAGCATAACGAAAAGTCGCAATGCCATTTTCAATTTTTTCTATTGTGTATTCCATAAGATCACCATTTTTTCATTGGGCAAGTTGAAGATTTTATTTTTACCTTTAGCGGCATAATGCATCCGCACTTTTTGCATTGCGAAATCGGCTTGCGGAACCATTCGCATTGTTTGCAAATTTCTAATTTTTCAAAAGGTGTCACTTGTCACCTCTAAAAAAAAGCGGCCTACGCGTTTGTATTCGTAATGCTTCAAAAGTTCTTTTTCATCCCATTGCGTATATACGAAACAATCATCGTGACCGTTTATGTTTTGCAATCCGGTGTTGATTAAAAACTTAGGGGACAAATTTAGCGCAAGGTCTAGAATTGCTTGCCTCTCGCGAGGCAAAGCGCAAGAAATTACACCTCCATAGGCAAACGAATAATCAAACGATCCAGATGGGATTTGCCTGTACTCAATCACAGGACTGTAAGGGTCATAGCAAGTTATGTTTAGACCCAGCAGACGCTCAATATCACCAAGCCCTGCACCTATGCTCAAAATTTTATTTGCATCTTTGGGCAAGTGCTTGTTGAGATTTCTAACGCCTCTCCAAACATAAGCGGTATAATTTCCGATGACATTGTAATAGTCATCTTGTTCCCAAAATCGCGTCAAACCTGACCGCCAGTAATTGTCGCGTTGTTTGTCAGCGTGACATAGCTGTTGCCTCTGATCGCCGCACCTGCCGACCCAGCAGACCCAGCCGCCGCACCTGCCGACCCATTTGTGCGGTTTCCGTTTGCGCCAGCCGACCCATTTGTGCCGCTGGAACCATTAGACCCATAGCCGCCACCATTGCCGCCAGACCCGCCGGAGCCTCCGGCACCAGCATTTGTCCCACCGTTTGCACCGCCAGCACCGCCAGCACCGTTTGTCACTGTCTGGTTATATCCGGCTCCGACCCCGCCATTGCCGCCAGCACCGCCAGCACCGCCGTTGGTATTAACTGTAGTTTGAGGCTGTCCATAGCATTTGAATGTGCATCCAGACGATTCGTGATTACCTGCACAGCTTCCAAAATAAATATTTACGCGGGTTACGCCGCCATAAGGGTTAGGGCAATTCGATGCAGATATCTGACTGCAACTATAAGAAGGATGGCCAGTTTGAACATAGTAAGTGCTTCCGCCAGTTGTGGTATACGAGCCTCCGCCGCCAGTGCCGCCCGATCCGCCCTGTGCGCCGCCGCCACCGCCAGCCAAAATTGAGCCGTTGTTGACAAGTGTGCATGCAACAAACGCTTCAAAAGCATCGCCGCCATTGCCGCCATTAGCGGCACCGCCAGCGCCAATTAGCGTGCCGTTATTTGTGATTGTTATTGTACCAAGCCCACCGGTTGATATTTCCAAAGCTTCTTCGGATGCGCTTGTGCCGCCTATGGTAACACCGCTGTTGATCACGATATCTTTTGGGTAATCAACGCCCCAATCAGTCCCAAACAATGTGGATGCGTTTTGGTTTGTTGCGCCGGTTGTAAATGTAAAACGGAAGCCGCGCGCTTGTGATCTGAAGTTGGTAAAATTTATGGTGCCGCTTGCTGGCACGTTTGCTGATAAATTTGTGGCGGTGTTGTTCGCCGCCAAAGCACGCACATAGTTAGACGCCGCGCCTCTGTAAAAATCGCTAAAACTTACCGCGCCGGTGGCGCCGTATTCGGTACGCAAGTCAGAAAAACTAACCGCGCCAGATGCCGCAATAGCCATAACCTTACCTCAATTATATAGTGCCAAACGCCGTAACATCATCAGCCGAAGTGATTGCGCCATTGCTAGCAATCTTTGCAACACCGGTTCCGCTGTAGCTTAGAAGCAAATTGTTCGATGCATCTTGCTCAATAGTCCAGTTGCCAATGGCCAACTTTGTTATTGTGTCCGACCCAGCTTGGAACGCGGCAAGGTGGCTCATGAGTGTCCGAATGGCGTTATTAACGTCACTTGGTTGCATAGAATTTTCAGCAAGATCGACTCCGCCAACATCGGTGTTTGAACCAGCCGTTGTCGAATACTGATTAATTGCATTTTTTGGCATTTGTTAATCTCCTAATAAAAGCCCGGTATAGGCGCCGCCAGTTGTTCCCAATGCACGGCCAAAATAATCGCTACGGTTTTGCCGCGTGCGTTCAGTTTTCTGTAATTCCTGTAATCGCCGTAAAGTCTGTTTTTGGTTTGCAAGATTTGCATCAAACAAGTCGCGCCCAATTCGGCCAGCAACTTTTTCATTAACGCCGCCCAAACGTGTCACCGCTTGTTGCCCGGCGGCCATTGGGTTGCCCCGTAACAGGCTCATAAAGATGCCAGCATCTTGCATAACCGAAGCCGCATCTTCACTCATTGGCGCGGTGCGTGAGCCAACATTCATAAAGCCGCGCGTTTCCTCTTGATTACGCATGCCGGTGATTTTGCGTTCAAACCGTTTAAAACCTTCATCGCCAAAAGCCAATTTTAGCTTGTTGCGTATTTCCGGCGTCCGGAACAAATTAGCCGCAGTATTGGCTTTATCTGTTAAGTTCGCACCGCGCTCTTTAATAGCGTTGGCAACACCAATTCTAAACGCATCAACCTCACCTTCGGACATTTCATCCAAAGTTTTTTTAAGGCTGTTGCTGTTTACCTTACTGCTAAAAATGCTCATGCCTTCTTCAACCGCATCTTGCAATGCAACATCGCCAGCAAATTTATCATTGGCTATGCGGTAATCATCGCTTTGGGCAAAAAGCCGATTTTTAAAAGCGGTACGCATTTTTTTAAGGCCACCGGTCTCAACAACGCTAAGACTGCCGCTTTTTTTGCCACTATCAATAGCCGCATCCATACCAAGTTTTATGTAATGGGCTTGCTTTAATGTTAGCTTTCGCTTTCCTTTTTTTAACTGCTCAAGCGTTGGCATCGCTTGCCCTTCGTTTGATGCAATACGCCGCGCGCGTGTAAATGCCCGGCGAAACCCATCTGAATTATGCAAGTCTTTAAAATTGTCGTTTATGTATATCGGCTTTTCGTTTGCAAAAAATG